AGAGATTTCATTACAAAAAGATAGAAACGATTATGCTGAGTTGTCCGACCAACAAAAATTCATATTCACTTCTAATCTAAAATACCAAACTATGCTAGATAGTGTACAAGGTAGAGGTCCATGTTTAGCATTTTTACCATTTGTATCTAATCCTGAATTAGAAGGTTGTATTGTTACATGGGATTTCATGGAAACAATTCACAGTAGAAGTTACACACACATTATTAAAAATCTTTATTCACAACCTAGTGAAGTGTTTGATACTATTCTTACAGATGAGAAGATTGAAAAAAGAGCTGAGAGTGTTACAAAAACTTATGACGACCTAATTGAAATGGGTTACAGATGGCACCTTGATAAGAGTAAAGTTGATTTACAAGAACTTAAAAAGAAAATGTACCTTGCAATGGTGAGTGTGAACATCTTAGAAGGACTAAGGTTCTATGTATCATTTGCTTGTTCGTTTGCATTTGGTGAATTAAAATTACTTGAAGGTTCTGCTAAGATTATTTCTATGATTGCAAGAGATGAAAGTCAACACCTTGCAATGTCACAAACAATTATTAATAACTGGCATGATAGAAATGATGATAAAGACTTTATCAAAATCAGAAAAGAATGTGAAAAAGAAGTGTACAAGATGTACGAAGAATCAGTAGAAGAGGAAAAAAGATGGGCAACATATCTATTTTCGCAAGGAAGTATGATTGGACTATCAGAAAAACTATTACACCAATTTGTAGAGTACATGGCGAACCGAAGAATGAAGTCAATCGGCCTAACACCACAGTACGAACAAAAAACAAATCCTTTACCATGGGTCGACCATTGGTTAAACAGTAAGGGTATGCAAAATGCACCACAGGAAACAGAAATTGAATCCTATGTTATAGGTGGCATTAAGCAAGATGTAACTAAAGACCAATTCAAAAAATTTAAACTATAATGCAAATGGAAAAATCAAAAAAAGCATGTACCTCCTGCGAAACTAAATATACCGTAATATGGGATATTAACGAGCAAGATTTAGAACCACTTACTTGCCCATTTTGTGGACATGAGGTATCAAATGACGAAGAAATTGAAGAGCGACACGAAGACGATTTGGAAGACGAAGATTGGAATTGATTATAGTTTAACCAGTCCAGCTGTCCATATTGACGACATAAAAAGTGGTACTTTTTCATTTCATTACTTAACAGGTAAAAAGAAATGGATTGGTAAACAAGGTGAAAATATAACTGGTTATGAACATAAAGAATGGAAAGACCCTATTGAAAGATTTACTTATATATCAGATTTTGTTATGGACCTATTATCAGATTACAAACAAAATCAACCAATTATTTTCATTGAAGGATACTCCTTTGGTTCAAAAGGCCGAGGTGTATTTCAAATTGCTGAAAATTGTGGTATTCTTAAATATCGTTTACTTGAAGAAGAGTATGGTTATCACACAGTTGTACCTAGTGTTGTTAAAAAAGGTGCTACTGGAAAAGGTAATGCAGACAAAGATATGATGTATGAGGCATTTGTGAAAGAATTGCCAGAATACAATTTGAAACAAATACTTGATACAGATAAGACAGGTAATCCATTATCTGATATTGTAGATAGTTATTATGTTAAAAAGGTTGGTTATGAAAATTTATCTATTTGATACTAAAAAAGCTTCATTACCATTTGTAAGGGCATTTTGTGATAAACATAAACATGAAGTTTTTAATCCAAAAGAAAATAATAAATCGCCAGGTAAAGGCGCTGATAGATTTTTAGATTTCAGCTGGCCAACATGGAATGGTGAAATACCTGAAGATACGGCTGTCGTGTTTCAAGGCCTTGTAAGAGGAACTAAACAGGTCCAAGAAGTTTGCATTGCAGATAAGAGAGATTGGTATTACTTTGACCAACCATACTTCTTTATGAAAGACTACCAACAATCAGACACAGGCGATAGATGGTATCGTATCTGTAAAAACAATACTCAAAAAAATTATTTAGAAAAGTCTTATAAGGTCGATAGAAGATACGATAAACTTATGGAAAGACTTAATCAAAAATGCAAAGACGAATTAACACCAAAACCATGGCAGTATAATGGTAAACACATTCTAATTATACCACCTAGTTATCATACAGCCGTTTGGTATGGTATAGACAGACATGAATGGACACAAGACATTGTTAAGAAGATTGCAAAGTATGATAGAACATATCCTATTGTGATTAGAGAAAAATTTAAAGGTAAAGTAGATTGGGGAGATAAAGTAGATAAACCATTAAGCGAAGATTTAAAAGATTGTTATGCTATGGTGTCTTTTCATTCTATGTGTGCTGTACATGCCGTTATGAATGGTATACCTAGTTTTTGTAGTGAACACTCACCTGCTTATCCTGTAAGTTTAGGTTTAGATGAACTAGACCAAATTAAAGACCCCTTATATGCTGGCGATAGAGAAGATTGGGTAAAATCTTTAATGTGTGCCCAATTTACAGAGACCGAAATGAAATCGGGTCAAGCATATGGCCATTTGAATGAAGAAAATATATGGTAAAGATATTAGAAAGTTTACAAAAAAGTAAATTACAAGACAATCCTTGGGAACATTTCATCATTGAAAACATCTTAACAGATGAACAAATTGATGAGGTTAGAAACGCTAGTGTAACTAGAGATGGTGTTTTGCATGATGGCACAAGGTCAGGTTATGTAAAAGGTGTTGAGAAACAAAACCATAAACTAAGAGAATATATTACAAAGGACAATTATCAAAAGTATCCTGAACTCACAAAACTTATTAATGATTTGCGAAGTGTACCTGTAAGGAAACATATTGCTAAGATGGTTGGTAATGAAGATGGTTTTGAAGGTTCATTTGTAAGATTAGAAGTATTGAATGATGTAGAAGGATTTTGGTTGAAACCTCATTGTGATATACCAGAGAAACTAATATCAAGCTTAATTTATGTAAACAAAACAGGCGAAAATATTAACTTAGGCACAGATTTATATAGCGAAGATTTAGAGTTGATAAAAACTGTACCATTTTGGAATAATTATGGATATATATTTCATGGACCTAACAAATGGCATGGTATGAATAAAGGTAAAAATATTAAAATAGAACGAAGAGGCATACAATTAAATTATGTTACTTTTCAAACAGATTGGCCAGTACATGAAGATTAAGGAGATAAAATGAACGAACAAGAACTATTAAGTGAGATTAAACGATTAGAAGGTGAATATATGCAACCTCAATCTTTTAAACAATATAAAAACTACTGGCTGCCAGAAAGTGTGGTCAAAGATAGTACAAATGTATTATCATTAGGTGTACATAGAGATGTGGGTTGGGAACAGGCCATGTTAAAAGACAATCCTGATATGAATATACATTTATATGACCCTACACCAGATAGTGTGAAACTATTTGAAACAAACTTTCCTGGTAAAGACAAGATGACATTTCATCAACTAGCATATGCTGGTGAGAATGGCAGTATGAACTTTTATTATGATAGAAGTGACTTATCAAAATGTTATTCACTTATACCACTACCACAGTTTGGTGAAAACCCAGCACATATCACAGTAGAAACAAAAAATCTACAAACGATTATGGCTGATGATATGCCACAACCTGATATTATCAAAGCAGATATTGAGGGTGTATGGTGGGATTTCTGTAGAGAGATTATTGACCAAGATGTACAATTCAAAGCATTTCTAATTGAGTTCGAAGTTAAGTTAATTGACAACGAAGAAAGTTTGAAACAATATGAAGACTTGTTAAAAGAGTTTAAAAATGGTCCTTATGAGATTTATTTAAATAGACCAAGAAACAAGTGTTTATCTGAAGCAGTTATTATAAGAGCAAATTAATGAAAAAAGTCTTTGATTGGTGGTTACCTGATAGTGATAAACATATATCAGAGAAGTTAGAAGAACAATCTGTTATTAATAGAGGTTATGATTATCAAACACAACAAAGAGATTATGCATTATCATTTTCTTTAAAATATGCAAGTAGAAGTAAAGTAGCTATTGATATTGGTGGTCATATTGGTTTATGGTCTGTTGATATGGCAAATCATTTTAAAGAACTTATCATTTTTGAACCTGTCAGAGAAAATAAAGAATGTTTAATTAATAATATGGCCGATAGAGGTATTACTAATTATAGACTTCATACTTGTGCTTTAGGTTCAAAGAGTGGTACTATAAAACTAAACACAAATGATGATAACTCAGGTAATCCTTTTGTAGATTTAAAAAA